GATCGGTAGGGTCTTGAACATTATGTATCTGATTGCTACCAAAGTCACCAGCACTTCTTACTTCTAATATGCCACTGCCGTTGGGTTCAATAACAACATTGGTATTTGTTTCGTATGTTGTGATCATATTATCAAACATACGAATATCATCAACAGTAATGGTACTATTAAGTACACTGAGGTTACCGCCAATGATAACATTACCAGTGGTTTCAAGTTGTACTGTGGGACTTGTGGTACCTACGCCTATGCGACCATTAGCGTAATCAATGACTAGAGTATCTGTATTAAACGCAAGATCTGAATCACGTTCTAAGTTCGCTCTGAGTGCTTTACCACCAATACGACTAATTGCCATATTTGTTCTCTCCGCTATCTTGCGCTCACCGTACTAACATCCGAGGTGACAGGGTGCTATTAAGTTTATTTATGCTTAGTTAATTAAACGCCAGTTGTGCTGTCGTAACCGTGTACTATTGTGATAGTTTCTGCGGCGCCAGGAGGACTTGTAAATGTAATGGTTGTTCCGCTTAGTGTATAAGCACTGGCTGGATTTTGATAAACATTACCTACAGCAACAATAATACGCTGAGTTTGATCGCTGGTTACACTCGTGCTCATTGTAAATGCTACAGTTGATCCGTCGCCAGTAAAGCTGTCTTGTGTAATACTAGCAAAACCAGTAGTTGCCATACTCAAAAAACTACTACCATTGTATACTTCTAAAGTATTAGTATCAGTATTAAATCTAAGTTCACCTGCTATAGGAACAGTGCTGCGTGTAGCTGTTGATCCAGCTGGAACACTAAGACCAGCAACCGCACCTGCCCTAACACTACTTTCAACACTCTTTGTTTTTACGAATTTAGGCATATTAGATTCCTACATAACTTACTGTAGCGTAGATACTATTGATTGCGCTTGCTGTTGCTTGAATAGTGTCACCGTTGGCAAGTACGATCTTTTCTATGTTTAGGATATATGTATCACCGGCATCGATGCTCAAACTTTTGATAATCTGTGTCGTGGTAGCAGCACTATCACCATTGGGTACAATATAAACATCTAATGTTTTCGCAGTAGCGTCATCATTCATAAAGAAAATACAAGTGGTAGCACTACTGCCACTTGATGTATATATTGTGGTTGCTGAGTTTGAAACTAATTGTTGAGCTATAGCCATTATATTAAATCCTTAAAATATTAATCCATAAACGATGGCTTTACTTTTACTCACTAATTCGTCACTGGTGCTGCCATCTACAAAAAACAATCCGGTGCCACCACCACTGGCTGTGTCCGCATATAAAACTGTAGCATTTGTAGCACTGCCGGGAGTTCCACCTTGATCGTTTAATTTTATAGGTCCATACATAGCAATTCTTCCAGTGCCACTGGGTACAAGTTGGATATCTTCGTTACTGTTTGCACTAACAATATTAAATCCATTAACTTCAAGATCGCCGCCCAGCTGTGGTGATGTATCATCAACTACTTCACTTCCGCCGCTTATAGATGTTGCTATTGTTGAAAATGTAGACCCGCCATCGTAGCTGATTTTCCACTTGTCATCATTTTCATCAAATACCAACCAAGAATTGCTGGTACTTCCACGTTCAACTTCTAACCCACTGTATCTACCAGTAACACCAGCGCCAGATTCGCCATCGTTTAAAACAATCTGGCGATCTGAAATAGCAGTGTTAGTGGTTGTAACAGTTGTAGTGGTTCCTGTTACAGTTAAATTTCCTGTAATTTCGGTGTCTGCTAAAACAATAAAGTTGCCAGTAGGGTCAACAGTAAGATTTCCAGTTATACGCTGCGTTTTCGCCATACTAGATCCTAATTATGCTATTTTAATTATTTATCATATCCTTGAATGCTAGTAAACTCTGTGTTTCAAAATTTACAAATTGTTTCCATGGTTCTGGTGTAAAATTTAACAAAGCATGTACGTGATAAAATCGTTGGTTTGGAAATTCCCTTATTATTTGTTGAATCTGGTTTATCCAATTTGTATAGGGTGTTAGAATATCATTAATATCCTTATAATGTTGTGTGCCAGCATATATGTTATTAATTTTGTTATCTTCGCTGATTAGGTCCATGCCTAGCATAAAAATGTAAGGATGATTAGCTTTCGCTGCTAGTGCTAGCGCATTTGGTCCACTGCTATACCCAGCCCAACGTTTATCTAATGCCTTTGCTCCGCTGTGCGTAATTATATTTGCTTCTCTAGTATAATGAGAGTGTAATTTGCTGTAGCCAGATTCTTGGATTTCTTTAGCCATTGGTAAATCTGTGCTTACAAGAACGTCTACTTCGTCAGTTTCATATATCCTATTGCAACCATAAACAGTTCCGCGTTTTTTTAAATCTTTAACGCTTAATATTAGTCTACTACGACCATTACCTAGTACAAATGCAAATTCTGTCATATTATTAAAAAAGGCTACAATAAATTATACTGTAGCCTTTTTTGTTTGTCAATACAAACTAGTTTTAGTTTGTTACAACTTGGAATCTGCCTGGTTGGGCCGGATGTCCAATTGCGTATGTTCCTGTATTGATTGCAACTGCTGAAGTTTGATCATCTACCCACTGTACACGATTGCCTACTGCAACCTGTGAACCTGTGCCTAAAGCACCAATTTCAATCCAGTTGTTTGAAACACGGCTAACATAGTATGTTCCGCCGGCGCTGTCTGTTGCTGTTAGCTGGCACTGCCCTGCTGCTAGTGATCCACTTGCTACTGCTCTGAGTGTGCAAGTGCCTGTGCCTTGAGCAGTTGTGCAACGAAAACGCTTGGTTCCTTTTTGTAGGATTGCGCTTGTTGCTGCTGCGCTTGAACCGCCGTCTGCTGCGGGAATGTAAGCGTTCATGCGTATTTGCTGTCCTGATAGTGAATCAGTTCCTAAAACACCTGCTTTATTGACTGTTACTGAAGATCCGTTTGCGACTGTTGTAACGTCTTCTCTTCTTCTTAGTGGTCTACCCATTTGTTTTCTCCTTTCAAGAAGTCCAATCCAAGTTCTACTTGGTACGCGGTGGTGTCCGCATAAGCCCAATTTGCGGGCATAAGTATTTATTACATGAGTCTATTAAAATTTAACCATCAAGGAAAAACATGGGGTATTGTACGTAATCAAAAATGCGCCAGCACCACAGTTTTAAGTTATATAGCACAGGTTTTATGGGATGCTGATCCACATGAATTACAAGCATACAATACTTTTAACAAACATGCGCCGGGTGTATACCGTAAAAGTCTAGACTTTAATGAATATAAACAAGAATTAAACCAATGTGATATCAGGGTTGCAATTTGGAGACATCCGATTGAGAAATTTGTAAGTGGTTTTTATCACACAATGTATTCACCCACTGGTGCACAGGATGCTCTCTGGCAAGGACCACACACACTAGATGAATTTTTAGAAAATTTTAATTATTATTATACTAATAGTTTACAGGTTCAAGAACATTGTAGCACCAATACTGCTAGACTAGGACCTGATCCAGATTTTTATACAGATGTTTATTATTATACAGAAACAGATCGTTTAGCACTATTTCTAGGTGCACATACTGTAGTAAATTTACGTGCATCAGATCCTAAACCAAACCTTACTAATAAACAAAAAGAACGTATTATAGAATTACAATTTATGGATTACGCTAACGGATGGTGCTGACAGCAATTCTCGCTGTATAATTTTAGTCAACAAAAAGGGGAAGCATTTCTGCTTCCCCAATCTGTTTTGAGATGTAATCTCTATAAGTGGTTATTAGCTGAAGCTAATACCGCTCATTGCGATCTCACCAACATAGTCACCAGCATTGCCGAAGCTTGATGCAGTGTTTGTGAGCTCTACGTAGCCATATCTGGTCATAAAGCTTACAACTGGTTCGAATGTGGTTGGATCTAGTACTGTACCAGAGCTCATTAGTGGAACGTATGGGCAATAGAATGCTGCTGCGTCTGTTTCACTTGAACCTTTGTAACCAACTAGAACTGCTGTAAGATCAGCAGCATAGCTGTCAACATAAACACGCATTGCGCCGTTTAGTGTACCGACGAACTTTGTGTTTGTTGGTGCTTCAAAAGTACCTTCAGTTGTACGAGCAAAAGCTGAAGTGCTTGCGCTTTGTAGAACTGTTAGTGCTTCTGGGCTAACAACTGCCCAGTTACCAGCACCACGACGTGTGCGTTGAGCAATCTTATTAGCAACGCGATTGACTAGAACTGCTAGAGCAGCATGTTCATCACCAACGTATGTTGCTGTACCACTTACTGCGGCCTGGTTGAAGGTTTCTTCTGTTGCTGCGAGGCTACGGAGTGAACCTAGTACTTCCTGGTCGATTTCTGCGGTAATTTCTTGTGCAAGAGCAGCCATGATTTCGGCTTCTACGTCGATACCATGCATGCTTTGTGCGTCTTGTGCTGCTTCAAATGTCCAACGAGCCTGTAGCTTACGTGTCTTGGCTTCTACAGGTTGCTTTAGGATTTGAATGCTCATTGAGCGGCCACCGGTACCTTCTTTGGCTGCTGTTACGTCTGCACGACCGGTGGTTAGACTACCGGAATATGCTGTAGCAATCTTGAATGGGCTAAGGGCTTCATCACCAGCTAGTACGTCTGTGTCAAATGGTGAACTTGCTGTTGAATTAGCAGCTTCAGCATAACGAACGCGAAGTGTGTGAATCTGGCCAACTGGGCCTTGCATTGGTTGAACACCAACGATTTCGTTGGCGATAACTGTGGGCATAACGCGACGGATCACTGGTAGGATCACGCGGTTAAGTGTTGCAACGTTACCGCTAGCTGTTGCACCATTTGATGCAGCCTCTTTTAAGTAACGGCGTGTGTTCTCAAGAACAACTGCCATGGAACTACGACGATTGCCTTCTAGACCTTCTAGAAGAGCTTCCTTTGTTGTGTCCCAACGGCCTTCTAATAGTACGTCTGACATAATTTTGTCTCCTCTAGTACTTTATTTTAAGCCTGCCAACTTGCGTAGTTCAACAATATTTGATTTGTCTTCTTCTACTACAGGTTGTGTTTTTGTTTCTTTATCACCGGTTATTGCTTTACGTGTTTCTGCTATTACTTGTTTTTCAACTCGTGGAGCAGAACCTTCAAGTACAACTGGCAAATAGCGATCATAAGCACCTTTTAACTTGCTGGTTTGAACGCTTTCTAGAAGGTCGCGCATAATTGCGGCCTTTTCTTTGTTGAGAGGTTTTAATAAATCTACCATAATGTCTTTGCGAGCTACGCTTTCATTTATAGTGTTGATTTCACTAATCTTACTCTCAATAATTGTTTCTTTTTCTGCAATTGCAGAATTAGCTTCGTCAAGCTTAGTTTCAACTGTTTCAAGCTTGTTCTTTAATGTTTGAATTTCTTGATTTTCGTTGAGATAACTTGCGCTAAATTCACTAGCAAATGCTTCAAAGATCTTACGACCAAAGTTATTAGCTTTGGCTGCTTCAATGTCTTCTTTTAACTGAGTGATCTCAGCATTTAGATTTTCAGTTACTGAATTTTTAACTAAACGTGCAGAATTTTCAATGAACTTCTTTTTAAGAGCATCAAATTCACTGCGAGCTTCTTTTACCAATCGTACTTTTGTTTCAACTACGTCTTGGCGATCTGCTTGAAATTCTTTAATTTCTTCGGCTAATGCTTGTGTAACAAAAGCTTCTAGTGCTTTGACTTTTTTTGCTTGACTAGCACGATCTTTACTAAATTCTTGAATTTCTTCAGCTAGTTGACCTACAAGAAACTTATCAAAAGTTCCAGTTGTTTCCTGCATGCGTGCTACAAACTTAGCACGATCTTCTACAAGATTTTTCTTTTCTTCTGCAATTTTCTCAAGTTCAACTGTTAAATTTTCTGTAACCATGCGATCTAAGGCTTCGACCATTACACTCTTGTCATGCTCGTAGCGTTGAGCAAATTCCTCGCGGAGTTCTGCTCTGACCTCTTCTTTTACTTCGAGGAGTTTGCTTTCCCATGCTTCGGAAATAGCTTTTTTAGTGTCCTCGTTTACAAGGTCGCTATCCAGTAATGGTTTGATAGCTTCTAGCATCTTTGTCTCCTAGATCTTTAGGTCCTTGATTAAACGAATCATTTCGTCTTTCAAGTATTTTTGTACTTTTGCGTTACCATTTGCTTCTCTGGCAATTTCAAGTACAGCGTGCCCGTTACGCATATTAAGCAAGCCTTCATAAATGGCTTTAGGATATGCGTTTGGAGCACTGGGTTGTGCCACAACATCAACTGTGACAATTTCGAAATCGGATACATTACCAGTAGATTCATTAACGTTACCGCTTCCTCTACTGCTAACACCTAACTTTACCCCACTTTCCAACATTGTTTTTACTAATTGACCCATTGGAGTGGGTAGAATTTTTAGTTTTCCAAAACCGTTAGGGCCATCCATCCACATTTCTGTAATCATGTGACTTACACGATCTAAATTAATTTTTAAATCGTCTGGATGATCTACTTCACCAAGTACACTATGTCCTGTGGTAATCTGATCATTAAGCTGCTTTACGGCATTGGAAATTTCAGAGACAGGGTAAACACGTTCGTTAGCGTTTTTTACCCCGCCCTGAATACAAATGCCTTTCATGTAGAGATCCTTGCCTTCGTTGGCGCTTTCTGTGACCATACGAGCTTGATCGAAAGTAAGGTGTTCTCTGAGGTAATTCATTATTGTATTACCTTATACCTTTTTTAGACCAGCTTTACCAGCAGCCCGTGTATCCATGGCATCGGTTTGCTTGGCAGCTTTTGGTGCTGCGGCACCTTTTTCTTCGCCACTTGACATTACTGCTTTGCCGCCCATGTCATTTTTCTTAGCAACTGGACCTGATTTACCCTCGCCCTGTTCTTTTGTAACTGGAGCTGGTGCTTTTTCTGCATACTCACGAACCATGCTTTCAGCTGGCATTTCTTCTTCAGCTTCGGGCTCTTCCATGTCCATGTCGGACTCTTCGTCACCCATGTCCATTTCTTCATCGTCCATATCCATGTGCTCTTCTTCGCCGGCTTCGTCTGCCATAATTTTTTCAAATTCAGCTTTGAGTTCGTCTAGAGCGTCTTCGAGATCAACAACGCGATCTTCAAGTTCTTCTTCGTTCTCGTCTTCTGCTTCTACAGCAAGACCTTCTTCGTCTGCTTCAATGTCGCCGATTAAGTCGTCTGCTTCGTCACCACCAAGGGTTTCTTCTACTTCGGATACTTCTTCTTCAGCTACTTCTTCTTCAGCTACTTCTTCTGTGCTTAATAGGGATTCATAAATGCTGCGGCTCTTTTCCACAACAATTTCATGAAAAAGTTCTTTGGCTTTATCGTTATCTTCATTAACAATAAGCTCAATTAATTCATTAAATTTGTCTGACATCAATAAGGCTCCTTTATTTGTAAGGCATTGTAATTTATTTATAAACTGCCAATAAAAAAAGTCAAAAACACCCAGTTTTTGACTCAAAAATTAAAAAAAATAATATTTTTTAAGATTTTTATACTGGAGCGGCTTCTCCTGCTGGTTTAAACTGTGATTTTACCGCTGTAATTTCTTTGTTATATTCTATAATTTTTACATCATTTAACAAGCGTAATCTATTGATTTGCTCTAGTGTTAGTCTCGTTTTACGGGTATCATCAATCTCTGCACGGCTATTATCATGTTTAACGTTTTGCAGTGGATTTTCGTTATTGTTTTCAAAAATATCTTTAAGTTGCATAGCCGGCTCCACGTTTATTTATACTAACTCGGCGCCTGCGGGTGCAGCAGGAGCGGGTGTTCCACCAATTGGGCTTGCTGTTCCTTCAGCACCTAATTCTCCGGCTCCGCCTTCTTCACCACCTCCGGTTTCTGGTGCTGGTGGTGTTGCTTCGGCTCCGAACGTATCTAAATCAGTTTCAATACCACCCGGTGTTACACCCACACTACGCATTGATGGTAAATCTGCTTCAACTTCTTCCACGTTTTCTTCTTTCCACAGCATACTGTTTTCTGCCATTTCTTCTTCGGTAAGACCTAAGAATCTACTAAGTAGGAATCTCTTAGCAAGGTATGGGAAACCCTCTAGTTGTGTAAATGTAGAAATCTTAGCAGCGTCTAGTTCACTGATTCTGTATTTGCTGAAGTTTTGTGGTTCATTGAATCTCAATTCAAAAGTTGAATTATCAATATCAAAACCGCGCCACTTTAAAAACATTTTAAATTGTCTATCGAATGTTTCTGCTACTAGTCTCTGTAACCGTTTACAATATTCATTGAAACGATATTCTTGGATCAGGGCTGTTCCTACTTTGCCATCGATATATGTGGATGCTGAATCATCTGGTCCGGTGGGCAAATAACTGCTGGGAATTCTTAATCCGCGATATAGTTTGTTAGTAAAGTATTTTAAATCATCAATTTCACCGAGATTGGTTCCACCCGGTAGTGTTTCAACTTTTGACCCTCGGCCTTCTGCCGTTTGTGGAAAGAAGTAGTCCTCGTTAATTGATAGTGGGTTGTAAGTAGTATCAAGTATACTTGACCCTCCACCGGTTTTGCTAGGAATCCTACGTTGATGGATTTCATTTTTTACACGCTCAACAAAGGCCATTGCCATGTGACTGGGCATGTTACCAACGTCAACATAAAATACCCTACGTTCCGGAGCACGTTGTATGCGATAGATTAAAATAGCATCTTCGAGTAACTCTTTTTGTTTGAAAACTTTAAAGATATTTTCAAGAATACTATTACCAAAGGGCCAATTTGCATCCAGCCCTTCAGTTAGACTACAATGAACAACGTGAGCAGCATCTACTGCTGTTTCATTTAATGAACGATCAAATCTACCTGTGCTTGAACTTGCACTTGTATATATGTTACTGGGTTGTACGAATCCACTCTGCTTGTGATCGCCAAGATTGCGATAATCATCGCTGTAGTTTAATTGTGTCGCTGTTAGATTTTGTAAATTAGGATTAATGTCTTTTACCAAATACTGTTCTGGTTTTTTGCCTTCACTTTCGTTGACAATAACTTTAGTAACTTTGGTCATTTCTACCCAGTACCACTCAAAGGTTTCTGGATCACGGATAAAAACCTGATCACCATATTTTAATGTGTTACGGAAAATTTTAAAAATTCTCTTGTTAAACTCATTGAGATTATTCCAGTTTAACAGTTGTTTTTTAACCGTTTCAACTTCTGTGTCACTGGGTTCTTCATTCCAGTAAATGTCAAAGGCGGTGCCATTCTCAACGTTTACCTGTGTACAAAATTCAGCAATAATATCCAGCGCAGCATTTACTTCACTGTCAACATCCATATTTTCATATTGGGCATAACGTGTAATACGATTAGCATGCCCTACGTAAACTTCAGGCAATGTGCTGGCATAATTGCTGAATTTAACTTCAGGGTTATCACTACGCGGCCCGGCATTGGTAAGAGGACTGGTGTTATAGATTTTGAAATGCTTTTTCCAGGACATTGTTAAATTATACTACCTTTATACTATTTACCCAAATTATAATTATATATTTTGATTTACACGTCTAAGTTCATTGAGATTATCTTCCAGCACTCGGTGTATATTTTCAAGTATTTCAATGCTTCGATTATTATAATCTGTGGTAGATGAACTTGCCTGTGTTTCTTGTGCTTGTAGTAATTCATTACTTACAGCCGTACCAATAATCATTTGTTCTTGTGCTAGGTTTGATGCTACCGAATTTCCAAAAACGGCAGCATCTTCTTTTGACTGGTTTAGAACTGATGTTATTATATCACTAAGTTGTGATTCATTTAATATAAATTCTTTTCCATGGAAGGTAAAGTTTTTAAATGTTGCTCCCGAGTCGGGGGCAGTAATAACACCGCCGGCGGCGGCGCTTGGCCCCATGTCGTCGCCACTGGCCTCGATGAGTTGTTCGGCGCTGCCGGACCCGGGTCCGACCTTGGGGCCGGTATCGCCAAATAGATACTGTCCAAGCAAGCTATTTCTAAAATTGTTCCAACCAGCGATCACGTCGTTGATCCATTTTTTAAAATCCTCAAACATTTGTTTTATGTTTTCTGGTTTTGAAACTTCTGTTAACCACTTACCAAATTCATCTATGCCTTTTGTTAAAGTACCTTGTTCTTCGCCAAACAACTTTAAAATATTGGTTGTCACAGTTTCTAATACCGTTTTAAATTTTTGAATAATGTCTGTTAATGACATGGATAATTGTGTCAAGTAATCAGCAGGTTCTTTTAGTTTTTTAAAATCTTCTACAATGTTATTCATTGTCTGGTTAACTGCTTTGCCAGCGGTGTCTAGTTGAGGTATAAGGGTTTGTTCAGCCATGTTTGTATACGCATTGCCAACACTGGTTCCAATTGTTAATCCTACAGCCCGGGCGTATTCCTCGGCCGCTGCCTGTTGTTTTTCTGGATCCAATGCTGCAATC